CACAATATGGATTGAAAGCAGCAGGATTAGCAAGTAAACTTCCAACAGGAGTAAAGACTGCTAAAGGTGGATATAAGGTTGGAGACAAAGTTTATAAAACTCTTACGAATGCAACAAAAGCTGCACAAAGAATTTTACCAGAAGGAATTAAAAAGTCTACTTCTAGAGGTGGTGGTTATCTTATTGGAGGATCAAACAAAGTTTATAAAACAGTTAAAGGCGCACAAAAAGCTTTACAAAATAGAGTTACTCAATCTCCAACAGTTAATCGGGCTATACAAAAAGCAGGAACGAGTGTGCCTAAAGTTTCAGGGGCAAGTCAGAGAGCTTTACAACAAGTAGCGGTTAAACGTGCTACACAAACAGCAAAAAAAGCAGCGCAAACAGCAAAAAAAGTAGCACAGAAAGCAAAAAAAACAGCAGCAGTAAGAGGAGGGGGTGGAACATCTGGAGCAGTCGGAAGAGCGGCAGCAAGAACAGCAGCAGAGAAAGCAAAAAAAGTAGCACAGAGAACAGCACGAGTATCTAAATCTAAAGCAAAAGAGATGGCTAGAACACCAGGATCAGCATTACGTGCAAGTGCTAAAGCAGCACCAAAAGTAGTAGCACAAGCAGCTAAGAAAACAGGACAAGCAGCTAAATCAGTACCAAGAGCAGCAGTACAAGCAGCTAAAGCAGCACCAAAAGTAGTAGCACAAGCAGCTAAGAAAACAGGAAGAGCCGCTAGAGCCACACCAAGAGCAGCAGTACAAGTAGCTAAAAAATCACCAGGAGCAATAGCGAAAGGAGCATTATTAACAGGAGCAGGTACTAGATCAGCAGTTAAAGTAACACCAAAAGTAGCAGCAGCAGCAGCTAAGAAAACAGGAAGAGCAGCTAAAGCAACACCTAAAGCGGTTGTAAAAACAGCAAGAGGACCAGTAGGACGAGGAGCATTAAAAGCAGCAACGATGGCAGAAACATATCGTCTTCTTGATCCAAACCAAGCTCAAGCTACTAAAAAGAAAACTCCTTCAGATTTTGAAAGATATGGATTAACTGATAAACCTATTAAACGTGCTAAAGATATAAGAATTACGTCCACTAAAAAGAAAACTCCTAAACATGCCGATGAATTTTTAGGAACAGAGACGGTTAAAAGAGCAAAGAAAGCTGCTGCTGATAAGAAGTCTACTGCTGCCTTTAAAAAATTAAGAGATGTTCCTCCTAGAAAAACACAAAGAGTTTTTGATGATGTGGAAGGTTATGATCGTATGACAGGACGTTATAGCGCAGATACGCCAACAGCAAAAATTAGTCTAAAAGATTTACTAGATTCAAAAAATATTGTGAGTGACTATGAATATGAGGTTGGTCATAAGCATGGTGGTAAAGTTTATAGACGAGCAGGTGGATCTGTCCGTGGTTGGGGTAAGGCTACCCGTGGTTACTAAATGAGTGCGGCCTTTCTGAGAAAGTATGAAAAGTCTGTAGAAGAAGGTTATGATGATTATACTTTGGTAGACTACGATCAAGTTAAACCAGAAAGAGAAGACTATGAAGCTTTTGAAGATTACTGGAATGCTCTTTCTGATTATTTAACAGAGAAATATAGATATACACATGGTAGCAAAGCAAACAAAAAGTAATATGAGAGGCATGACTATTGGAGGGGGCCATAAGCGTCCTACCAAGAGTGGTGCTGGACTTACCAAGAAAGGAGTTAAGAAGTATCGTAGGCAAAACCCAGGCTCTAAGTTAAAGACCGCTGTAACAGAAAAGAAACCTACAGGAAAACGTGCAGCCAGACGTAAATCATATTGTGCCAGATCTGCTGGACAAATGAAGAAGTTTCCAAAGGCTGCAAAAAACCCTAACAGTAGATTAAGACAAGCTAGAAAAAGGTGGAGATGTCGATGAAAAAATTAACAAAAAGCCAACAAGCTACTTTAAAGAAACATTCTGTACACCATACAAAAAAACATATGGCTAGTATGAGAGCAGCAATGCGAAAAGGAAAAACTTTTAGGGCTGCACATAAAGAAGCAATGAAAAAGGTAGGAAGATAATGTCAGATCAAGAATGTAATAATTGTGGATGTGGTTGTCATTGTGATAAAGAACAATGTGACTGCTCTTGTGAGAATTGTAATTGTAAGGAAGAATAATGGCTGTTTCTGGAACATATAACTTCAATCTGGATATAGATGAAGTAATACAGGAAGCGACAGAAATGATTGGGGGTGAAAATACTCTTGGTCATACTCCTGGTTCTGCCCGTAGATCAATCAATCTTATGCTTAAAGATTGGCAAAATCGTGGAGTTATGTTGTGGACAACTGAGACAACAGCCGTAACTGTAACAGCAAGTGTTACTTCATACGATCTTGGTAGTTCTACACTAGATGCTCTAGAAGTAGTCTTGCGTAGAGATAATACAGATATTCAATTAGAGCGTGTATCGCCTGAAGAATATCTTATTATTCCTAATAAGACTCAGACAGGCAGACCCATGCAATACTCCATAAGGAGAGGCAGGGATAATCCTGTTATGTCTGTATGGCCGCTTCCTGAAAATTCTACAGATGTTTTACACATAGAACGTATTAGTCAAATGCAGGACGTAGATAAGTCTGCTGGGCAGAATGCAGACGTACCTAAAAGATTTTTACCTTCTCTTACTTGTGGGTTGGCTTATTATCTTGGTATGAAACGCTCTGGTATTGATGCAAATAGAATACAGATGCTAAAAGCAAACTATGAAGAAAATCTTTTTAGAGCCATGCAAGAAGATCGTGAACGTGCTTCCATGCGGGTTGTGCCTAGATTAAGGTATGTATAATGGCAAGTAATAAAAATGCTATGGCAATGTGCGATACATGTGGATTTGTTTATCCACATAGAATTATGAAAATGAATAGCTATGGGATGTTGGTATGTCCCCAGGATTTTGAAGGCCAGTTTGATTTAAAAAATCATCCTCAGAATAATGTTCCTGATCTCAGAGATAATCCTGCTATTCTCAATCCTCGTCCCGATACAGGTGGCAGGGGAGTAATCTGGAATCAGGCAACAACGAATTGGGAAGACACAGATAATTGGTGGAACACAATATGACAGACCTAACAGGAAAACAAATTGCCAATACGTATAAACAACTCCTTCGTATGGGAGTCAGCACCAATAGTGGTGTAAGTGCAAATCTTACTACAGTTGAAACTGGAGACGGCACGGATACTTCGTTTCAAATTGCAACTGAATCAGCTAAGTTTTTAGGAACACTGGCTGTATCTGGTGCTACTTCTATTGCCAGTGGATTACATGTTGGTGATAAAGTATGTGCCTCTTCTTATTATGGAGATGGATCTAATCTAACAGGTATTGAAGCTTCTGTTCCAAGTAATATTTCAGTTAGTAATGTTACAATAGGGGGCAATCTCTATGTCAGTGGAACAACAATGATTGTTGGAGCTACTCATCTACAGGCCGCTGTATCGGTAGGAGGGGCTGCTCAATTTGGTTCTACAGTGACAGTATCAGGAGCTACGCAATTACAAAGTACTGTAACAGCCGTAGGAGCAGCTACATTTAAATCTGATGTATCTGTAAGTGGTGGTCTGGATGTTCTGGAAAATGTTTCCATAGGGGGAACTTTAAGATTAGTAGGTACTGGTACTTTTGAATCCAATGCTGAATTTAACAGTGCGGTTTCAGTAAGCGGTCGCCTGGATGTTGCCAATAATGTTTCAGTTGGTGGTACTTTTACAGCAACGGGAAACTCTAAATTTGCAGCCATAGTAACCGTAGATGGAAATGCTTTCTTTAAAGGAGATATGCAGGTCAGTAGTAAAGTATGTGCTTCTGCTTATTATGGAAGTGGAGAAAATCTAACAGGTGTCAAAGCTTCAGTAGGCATTGTTGATAATGTCTCTGTATCAGGATATGTTCATATAGGTGGTCTTTTATCGGTCAGCGGAACATCCAATGTTGTTGGTGCAGCCACATTCAAATCCAATGTATCAGTATCAGGTAATACCAATATAGGTGGTACTGTAACAGTTGCGGGTGCAACAAGTCTTGCATCTACCTTGAGTGTTGGAGGGGCTTCTAATTTTGCTTCTACAGTAACAGTAGTAGGCGCTGCTGCACTGAAAAGTACAGTAACAGTAGGAGGTGCTGCTAATTTTGGTAGTACTGTTACAGTAGTAGGAGCTACACACTTACAAAGTACTGCTTCCATAGGAGGTGCAGCTACCTTTGCATCTACTGTGACTATAGTAGGAGCAGCAGCATTAAAAAGTAATGCAACTGTAGGCGGTACACTGGATGTAACAGGTAATACATCAGTAGGTGGTACATTTATGGCTACTGGTGCGGCTACCTTTGATGATGATGTATCAGTAAGTGGTAATGTAAATATAGGTGGGACTACAACTATAGCTGGTGCTGTTAGTCTTGCATCTACATTAAGTGTCGGAGGAGCATCAAACTTTGCTTCTACTGTAACAGTAGTAGGTGCAGCCGCCCTGAAGAGTAATGTAACAGTAGGCGGTACACTTGACGTA